ATTTACTGTTTGAACAGCTTTACCTAAAAACACACAGTACATATCATCTGATGCAGATGTAGCACTTGTTAAAGTTAAACTTGTACCACTAGCAGTATAAGCAGTTGTAGGTTCTTGTCTTACAAAGTTTATAAATAATGCTAATTCATTTTCGTTAGTTACAGGATGATCAAGTGTGTAAGATGTAGTCGCACTTGTAGTGAAGTCTTGCTTAGCAAAACTTGTGTAACTTAATGCTGGTTGGTTTCCTAAATACATTTACGCAACATCTTCTAAAGTTGAAATAATTACATCTGCAATACCAGAAGCATTATCAGATTTTACTTTAACAGCACCACCATTAGGAATAATTACTTTTCCAGATATAGCTTCTAAAGAACTTCCAATAGGTACTGGAGCTTGTTTAACAATGTATCTATCATTTGATCCATCATTAAGAACTATATCAACAAGGATAGAAGTTGTTCCAGTATTAGATACTAAACAACCAATCATAACTTGTTTGTTAGATGTAGTAGTTTTAACAGTTGTTAAAGTAGCATCTGTTAAACTAGCTGTTGTTGAATTAAAATTATTTGCCATATTTATTTCTCCTTATTATCCTAATGCAATAGCAAATGGAATACTATTATCAGGTAAATTTGTTAGATTACTACCATCTACAGCAGGTAATTGAGCTGAACCATTTAATTGTACCACATTATTTGCTGAAGTTCCAACATCTTGTGTAGATGCAGTTCCTAATCCAGTAATCTTAGTATTAGCAATTGAATTAACTGCTAAATTAATTGTACCTGAAGATGTGATTGGTGAGCCAGTTACTGTAAATTCTGATGAACCTGAATCTGCCACTCCTACTGAAGTTACTGTTCCAACATTAGCTGGAGTAACTTGTGTATAAGTAATATTACTTACACCTATAGTTGCATCAGAATCAGTAGTACATAAAAAGATTTTATTATCATTTGCTGTACCTTGATTGACTACAATCATCTGACCAGATAGTTCAGCTATTGTGTCAAATTGTGGATCTCTACTAGCTGTACCACTTGCAACTACAAGATATAATCCATTTTCTGTAGCATCTGTTTGATCTTTAACTAAAACTCTATCTCCAGTAACTAATGTTACACCATCAAGTGTATCACCATTTTGTAAGTCTGCTGTTAAATCTATATTTGCAGTAGTAGCTGCCTCTGCAATAACTCTAGTTCTTAATCCTGCAACAGCTTGATCTACATAATTTTTAGTAGCAGCTTCAGATGAAACAGAGGGATCACCAAGACCAGTAATTGAACCACCGCTAACAGAAACATTATTTGCATCTTGAGTAGCAATCGTTCCTAAACCTAAATTAGTTCTAGCTGTACTAGCTGAAGATACATCTGATAAATTTGAAGATGCTGTTAATTTAGAATCTATTTGAGTTTGTATTGCTGATGTTACACCATTTAGATAACCAAATTCTGTATTTGAAATTGTACCATCATGGATTTTAGTAGCATCTATTGCAGCACTAGCATTAATATCTGCATTAACAATAGTACCATCTAAAATTTTTGCTGAAGTAATATTTGAATCTGCAATCTTAGCAGTTGTTACTTGGCTATCTCCAATGTGAGCTGTGTCTATACTGCCATCAACATACTGATCTGAGTCCACAGAATTAGCAGCCATTTTAGCATTAGTAATTTGAGAATCGGCTATGTGTGCTGTATCTATAGATCCATCTACATATTGATCTGAATCAACTGAGTTAGCTGCCATCTTGGCATTTGTAATTTGTGAGTCTGCAATATGTTGAGTATCAATACTGCCATCTACATAATGCTCAGAATCTATACTGTCATCTGCAATCTTATCTCCATTAACTGCATCTGCTGCAATCTTTGCAGTCGTAACTGATCCATCTGCTAATTGAGCTGTACCAATAACACCTCCTGGAATAGAAGTATTAGTTTTTGAAAGAGCTGCTACAAATACATTGGTAATAGCTTCATTAGATAAATTTCCACTATCCCATGTTACATTGACTGTTGTGTTTGTAGAAAAAGATGATGAACTAATTGTTCCATAAATAGTTCCTGGAGTTGGAGCTATAACTTTAATTCTTCTGTCTGCATGATAAAAAGATGTTACATCAACACCAGCTATAGTAAAAGATGTTGCACTTGCATAAGCTGCTGTGTAAGCACCTGAACCATCACCATATTCTACCCATTGTGAATCATTATACCAGTCTCTAGTATTTTTCATCAATGCTCTAATTGCATTGTTTAGATTAGAAGGTAGCATCCCTTCGGCAGTAGAAATACCATTTAAATCTGTGTTGTTTGCCTGTGTTGTTGAATAATCTTTTATTCCTGCCATATTAATCTCCTATAAACCAAGCGTATGCTTTATTGTTCTCTTGGTTCTTTTCATTTACTAATGTGTTAATAGCTTCTTCAATTTGTCTTTGGAAGAACTCTTGAGTTTCAAAACTGTATCTAACATTATCTATATCACTTTTATCTGTCATCGCAACCCTCCTCTTGAGGCAACTAAATCAATTCCTTGAGCATCTTTCCAAACCCCACCACTAGGTATTTTTACATTAATTTTAACATATCTACCAGATTGTCTTACTGGATTAATACCTGATGTATTCATGCTTGATACACTTGATATAGTTGGACTATCAGCAAGTTTGTCTTTTGTAGAAATTGTTACTGTAGCTTCCGCATCAACAATTGGTCTTACCCCTGTTATATTTGATCTTAGTCCAGGAAACAACTCTCTTTCTGAAGTTTCTATTTCACCTTCATTTGCAGTACCTGAAAAAATAGCAGCTTTATAATCGCTATCAATAGCACCTAATAATAATTGTCCACCATTCCAAAAGTCAGTATCTAATGCAATATTAATATTATCTAAGTTTTCTGAAATAATATCCATTAATTCTACAGTATAAGCACCAACGAATTGTGAAAATATTGTACTAGCATTAGCTTCAGCAGTTGACCATTTTTGAGTTGCATAATTATAAATTAAAACTTTATCACAGATACCAGTTGTATTAGCTGTATCTGATGCACTTGGATATAACCATAAAGCTAATTGATTAAATGGATCAACAGCAGCACATATTCTATCACTAAATGCTTTGTTTAAATCTGTATCAAAAAATCTATTTACTTTTTCTGCACCAATTGAGATAACTTGATCTCCATTAATTTCAAAAAAACCATCATCTGCATAAAAGAATACTCTACGATTATCTTGGCAAACTGTTCTTCCATAAACAGCTCCTCTATTTGGTGATATAACTGATAGTCTAAATACTGTTGCACCACCCACATAGTCCATACGAACTATTTGGTTTTGTCTAAAAATATATGAAATCTCTCCAGAAGTTATGTGAGTTATTTGTCCACCTGATCCTGGTAGGTCTTGCAAGTCTGATTGTTTAGTACCATTTGCCCAAGTAGAAATATCATTAATTCCTGACCATTGTATTCTATTAGAATTATTTGTGTGATTACCAGTTACTAAAAAATCTCTAATAACTCCTGATACTTTAAAAGTTGGAACTGTACCTGATGTTGCAATTGAAGATAAATCTGCAAAGTTAGTTGATGTACCCATTAAATAGTATTGAGGTGCATCTACACCATTACTTGCAATTACATAATTTCCAAATTGAGTAAATGTCCAAAAGTCTGTATTGCCACCTGTTAAACTTCCTTTTCTTGAAGTAAATGTTCCACCATCTAATTGATATAAGTCTGTATTGGTTGCAACAAAATTAAATACAGTATTAGAGTTATCTCTAAAAGAACCAGCTCCTCTACTATCTGTAGAAATAGTATTTGTTGAATAATTAACTAATGAAGGAAATCGTTTATAAGATTGTCTTGCAAAATACACATTGTTAGCAACATTCGCACCAGGATTATTATGTTCTGGTTGGTCAGGTAGCCATTCTCCAAAGGGTATTTGCATTATTATCCTATTGGTTGTTATTTGTTATTGCAACAAAGTTATCATTAAATGAACCTGCAACAGTTACATCACCTCTTTGTTGTAATGGTGCATTTCCATATTGATCTTCTCTATCATTTCTCTCAAGTCTTTCCATAGCAGTTGAATACATTTGTTGCCATTGTTGAACTTGTCTTGGCTCAATACCACCTAAAAAGTTAGCAGCATGATATAATGATCCATATAAATATATAGCTGGATGATTAGTTAAAATATAATTGGATGTATTAGAATCTGATAAAGCATCAAATTCTTTAAAGTAATTAATAACTCCTGTGTAAGAAGCTGATGGACTTGGTGCAAATCTAAAGTTATCTCCAAGTATTGTAAATGTGCTTGGCATACCAGATGTTGAGCCACCTTTTATTTGATCCATTTGTGCAGGAGTAATATATTTTAGTGCATACTTAGTACCACCTTGTAAAATATAAAAATCTCTTACTTGTAAAAATCCAGTTGGTAACGCTACTGTTTCAGAATTAATAGTAAAAGAACTATTTGTTT